AGAAGGGCCACAACATTCCCCTCGAGGACCTCATCCAAGAGGGGAACCTCGGCCTCCTCAAGGCGATCGAGCGCTTCGATTACAAGAAGGGATTTCGGTTCTCCACCTACGCAACGTGGTGGATCAAGCAGGCGATCTCCCAACACGTCCTGAAGCGCAAGCGCATGATCAGGCTTCCTGCACATGCGGCGGGAATTCAGCGTAAATTGATGCAAGCGTCCGAAGAGTTCAAGGAAATGATGGGATTCGATCCATCACAAGAAGACTTGATGGCGCTCGTCGATGCCTCAGAAACTGTTGTAAAAGCCACAATGGCAAGTGGAAACAGCGTAGTTTCACTCAGTCAGACAATCTCTTCCGATCCTGACTCGGGAACGCTTGAAGACAAGATTGAAGACAGCGACAGTAGAAACGATCCCTTCTACAACGTTTCTTCGCGTGAACTTATGGACATCGTAAGAAACGTTCTGTCAACTCTTACTGAAAAAGAATCTGCAATACTACGTCTGCGGTTTGGTCTGTTTGACGAAGCCGCATTGACTGAAGAAGACTACAGTATTACAGAGGAAGAGCAGCAGCAATTGATGAAAGGTGTTCCTCTGAAATGACCTTCGGTCACTTCTTACTTGCATTGTGTGCTGTTGCATCAACATTATCAATGTCATTTAGTCTAATGACATTGATGGCTTGCAAAAGACTTTCAGGCGAATTAGAACGTCATGTTCGAAAAATGAATGAAAGTGGCAACTTCACAGAACAAGATTTGAATACACGACTTGATCAACTACAGAGAATGAGATTCTCACCGCTTAATTTGAGACAAAGATGAAAAAGCAAAAAAGCGCAGTGTATGCGACGGTGACGAACGACGATGGCGTCAACTATCGTGAAATCGCGGACATGATGACGGAGATTGGTTTCAAGATGAACCATTCATCGGCGCGAAACTACGTACTTAGAGTAATGCGAAAGTTCGCAGATGCTATAATTGACAGCTGGGGTTTAGATGTACCAGAACATAATCTCGAAAAGATTGTAAAATCTCAGAAATTTCAGCAGGCAATCAGTGAAATACTTCAAGGTATCGAAGTCTGACTGATAAACCGAGAGAGCATGACATGAGACTCAATAAAAAAAGCATATCGAAGGTTTCGCTGTTGGACCTTCTGAGGAGGAAACACTCCAATCTCGAAAAGTTCATCAATGAAAATGGAATTGTTACTTACGACCGTTTGGTTTCGAGATGCGCATCTATCGGTGTTGTTCCTCCTTCCGAAGATCAATTTAACGACTCGATGGGGAACCCAAAAGTGCATCAGTTCTCTTCGCCTACTGAGGGAATAGTTGTACTCAATCCGATCGCCGAAGACAACCAGAATATCTCGGAATTGACAGACCAAGAACAGGACGCTGAGGTTTTAGAGAATACTTTAGCAGCAAAGAAGCGCAAGAGAAAGTCTTCTTCAGACGATCAGGCCTGACTCCATTCGTTTAAACAATTCCCCGTCTTGTGTATAGTTAGTGCACTCCTGGAGACAAATGTGATCTCTCAAAAATCGCAGATGATCCTAGGAGCTCACAAGGAGAAATGTAGGTAATGACTAATTTAGCTATCGCACTGATGCTTGCACTGCAGACAGCTTTGCCAGGTGTCAGCCAAGATCGGCTCAGAGTTGTGTCAGAGGACATGGTCTCGGTCGTAAATAATGAATATGCAGCAGGCCGCATCAAGGGTGCTCTTCCTCAGGAAAAAGCGCTGCCCATGCTTGCTGCAGTAGCCGTCGGAGAATCAGCCTTGCGCAAGGACATAGAGTCCTGCAAGGTCGCAGGTGACGGTGGGAAATCTGTGGGTCTCGGTCAGGTGATGAGAGGACCTAACTGGCAAGGGTTCTCTCGCAAAGAGATCTGTGGTAACAGAAAGCTGCAGCTTCGTTTAGCACTTCACGTTTTGGATGCGTGCTGGACGCGCTCCCCGGAAGCTTCTTCCACGTTCAAGTGCTACACCTCGGGAAATCCCAACAAGGAATCTTACGCAGCGCGTCATGAACATTGGACTTATAAGAGGGTCCACAAGAATGTTAATACGAGCATTGCGAGCCAGAAGATACAGACCTGTTGCATGCAGAGCTTGTCTTCATTCTACGTTCGTGAGAGAAATACTTGCGAACTCTGAGACCCACCTCAGTGTAAACTGAACCAAAATTAGGATACGGTTGTAATCATGATGAAGCATATCACGTTTCTTTTGGTCACGGCCGTATCCGTTCAAGTTTCTGCAGGTACAGCATCCTGCGGTTTCATCAACGATCATGACGAGAGAATGATGTGCATGGCGTCTTCCACGAGGAACTCTTCGTACTGTTCCTTCATCAAGAAGGAAGACTTGCGGATCCGGTGCTTCGCATCTCTGGGGAAGTGAAATGTTGGCACAAGAAACTGACACAAAGAAGATCATCTCTCGGCTTGTCTTGCAGAAGCTGCTGCAGCATGAGGTCTGCAAGTTCCTCGACAAGAAGAAGTACGAGGATCTTGGAAAAATTTTCCTCTCGGGAGAACCCGACAAGGACCTGAGGCTCGACTTCATCATCACGAAGACGAACGTTGGGGATCGTTACTACCAAGCGATCGCAGATCTCCAGCTGCGGTGGATCACCGATGACGTCGAGAGGATGGATTCAGATGGAAACGTCTGGAAGACCTACGAGTTTCGCTTGGCAACCGGAATCAGTTCGCGCTGGAACATGAAGGTTGAAGAAATCGTTGAGCGTGCAGAGTGCATGGCAGCACTTGCCTCTCTCGTCACCGAGCTCGACGCTCTGATCGGCAAGCAGATGCAGATCCAGACTCTCACGAACGAGCAGCGTCTCCAACGAGAGGATCAAATCCGTCACAACAAGATCTGCGAACAAGTCTCACAGATTATTCGGTGGAGAAATCCCGAATTCAGTCGCGGCCTGAGGTCAGGCGGCAAACCTCGCGTGGTTTCTCGTGAACCTTTCGCGGCGGCCAAAGTTCCTGCAGGAAAGTACGAGATCGAAATTAACGAAGGAAGTAAACGGTCTCCACGGGTGAGGAAGTTCTTCATCTTTGTCCCTGAGAACCCCGAGCATCTTGTCTCTGTCAAGAGGATCGCATAAGATCTCTTCGCTGTGCAAAGTTCAACACTGAGAGTGTATACTGAAGACCATGGAATCCGTCATCGACATCCTCGAAGCCCTGGAATCTGACAACTCCCGCCTCTTCAAGGAGGAAGTCCTCCGCAAGAGTCGTAGCAACGATCTCCTCAAGCGTGTGTTCGTTGCAGCAGGCGATCCCTACACCAACTTCTTCGTGAACAAGTTCAAGATGCCTCCCCCGTGTGGGGTCGGAGACGACGATGAAATCCTTGAAAACTTCCTCGATGAGATCTACGAGAATCTCTCCACTCGTGCGGTGACCGGCAATGCCGCCAAGGACCTCGTGGTCCGCCTCTTCACCGACATGACCGGTCCGCAGCAGAAGTGGAGCCTCCGCATCCTCCTTCGCAATCTTCGAGTCGGTGCATCGGAGTCCCTAGTGGAGAAGACTTGGCCCGGTGCGATCGCCAAGTTCTCCGTTCAGCTCGCGGAATCCCTCGAGTCACACCACGAGACGGGCAAGGGCATCGTGATCGCAGAACCCGTCGAATATCCGGTCCGTGTGGAACCCAAACTCGACGGTCTCCGATGCATCGCCATCAAGAAGGACGGCGTGGTCACCATGTTCACCCGCAGTGGTTCTCCCATCGAGACTCTTCCTACTATTAAGGCTGCCCTCGAGGCCGCCTCGTGGGACAACTTCGTTCTCGACGGCGAGGCGATGGGCCGCGACTGGAATGAGTCCGCATCGGTGGTCATGTCCCACAAGACCGCGAAGGACGATTCCGGCATGGTGTACAACGTGTTCGATGCGATGGTCTTCGATGATTGGAAGGATCAGGCAAACGATGCCGATCTCCTCTCCCGTGTCGATCTCGTCAAGGAACTCGTGGAAGAGGTCGGTTCTGACCACGTGGTCCACGTTGGTGGCATCACTGCGAAGGACCAGGATCAACTCCTCAAGTTCTACGGCAAGTGCATCGAGAGCGGTTACGAGGGCATCATGGTGAAGAAACTCGCCTCCCCGTACATCTTCAAGCGCTCCGATTCCGTTCTCAAGCTGAAGCCGGTCACCACGTACGAAGGCGTGATCGTGGGTCACTACGAGGGCAATCGTGGTTCCAAGCGCGAAGGCCTGTGGGGCGGTTTCCAGGTGGTGATGCCCAACGGTGTGGTCACGAAGGTGGGCGGTGGTTACAACGACAAGATTCGTGCGGAGATTTCCATCGATCCTGACTCGTGGATTGGTAAGATTATTGAGATCGAGGGTCAACCTGACCCCCTCACGGCGGATGGCCTCACCGCCGATGGCCGCATCAGATTTCCTGTGTTTGTTAGGGTTCGTGATTCCCGTGATGTGGATCCCAAGGTGATCGCGGCGGGGGAGGCGTACCGTGCCTCGAACTGAGGATGATTTCAAAGATTCTGGGCATCTCCATCGGCTCCTCATGAAGCCCGAGAACGAACCTGCGAGGCGGGCATATGCTCGGGTGTACAGGGCCCTGATGGCTTGTGAATCCGCTCTCGATCGCATCAGCAGGCGGGATGTGTACGGTTCCCTGCAGGAAGAGATCGATGAGATGCGGAGGATGGCCCGTGAGGGGCAGGAGCTCGCGCGGGAAGCACAGATGTTACAAGAGGAGAAGGATTGATGATGTTGAAGAATTTTCTCGTGTTCTCTACTTTCCTGTGCCTCGGTGGTATGGTTTTCGCCGCGGGTTCCGAACCTGATTATCAGGCGCTGAGGGCGAAGAGTTGCCCCGAGGGCACCGTGCGGGTGAAAGGTAATGCACTTCCTGCAGGATCAGACATGATTGAGATCCTCCAGGATGCCACCTGCGATGAGTGGATCTCCACCCAGTTCCCCGCCAGGTGTGCCAGATTTAATCGAGAGAAATGGGCCAAGGTTACTGACGGTCTAAAAAACAAACGCCATCAGATGGACTTCTGCATGGACACGTATGAATTCCCGAACGAGGTGGGTGCCACGCCCGTGGTGTTCATCGATTGGTACTCCGCGAAGAAGACTTGCGAACACGCCGGGAAGCGCCTGTGCACCGAGGAGGAGTGGACCTTCGCATGCGAAGGCGAGGAAGGTCTTCCGTATCCGTACGGATACGATCGCGATGCGAACACATGCAACATCGATCACAAGTGGATCAATCCGGATGTTGAGGCACTTCAGAACCCTTCAAAGCGAGGCGAGGAACTACTGCGATTGTGGCAAGGAGTTCCCAGTGGATCCATGGAAAAGTGTGTGAGTCCGTTCGGTGTCCACGACATGACAGGCAACGTTGACGAGTGGACGAGTTCCACGAGGAAGTCTGGGTATCGGTCGATCCTGAAGGGCGGATACTGGTCCGTGGTTCGCACTCGGTGCAGGCCTTCCACGAGGATCCACAATGAATCTTTCGCGTTCTACCAGCAAGGTTTCCGTTGTTGCACGGATGTCAGGTAGTTGGAATTCTCCTGAATATTCTGTCGTCATTTGGGTGCAAAGTTTCGCCTCACCGGAGTATAGTGTTTCTATGATCGAACAAACCGAAAACGAGACCGTCACGGACTTCAACCTTGACCGGCACCTGATCAGCTTCCTGCAGGACTCTCCGTTCTTTGCGGAACTGAGCCGCCACATCCACAAGGTTCCCACGAAGTCCCTCCCGACTGCGGCCGTTGCGTTCAACGAGAAGACCGACGAGATCACGCTCCTCTGGAATCCGGACTTCTTCTCGAAGTTGTCACAATGGGAGGTCCGAGGGGTTCTCACCCACGAGTACTACCACCTCGTATTCGGTCACCTCTACGGTCGCCGGCGCACTCCTCCGCAACTGTGGAACGTCGCGACGGACTGTGCCATCAACTCCATCATCATGGACACGGCGAAGCACGGCAACGGTGGGCGGCTCAACGGAGATCGTCCTCTTCCCGAGTTCTGCATCATCCCCGGCAAGTTTCCGAAGCACCCGGAGGGCCGTGAATACACGAAGGACGAGCAGCAGGCCATGAAGCTCGCGAAGGTGATCGAGAAGCTTCCGCCGATGAAGGCTTCTGAATGGTACTTTGAGAAGATCAAGGAGGAGTCCGACAAGGACAAGGAGGCCGGTGGTGAAGGCTTTGACGGCGAAGGTGACGGTGAAGAGTACGTGATCGGCTCCATGGACGATCACGGCAAGTGGCAGGAACTTCCTGAGGAACAGCGGGAGTACGTCCAAGGTAAGGTGAAGGCAATGGTCGAGAAGGCCACGAAGCATGCCGACTCTCAGGCTAATGGCTGGGGTAATATTCCTGTCGATCTTGTGGATCAAATTCGAAAGTCGGTGAGCAACGTCATCAACTGGCGAAACGTTCTTCGTCAGTTCGTAGGCACAATCACTCGTGGTGGACGTTCCACTTCGATCAAGCGTATCAATCCTCGCTATCCCTACATCCATCCGGGCGTGAAGCGTGGTTATCAGGCGAAACTCCTCATCGCGATCGACCAGTCGGGCTCCGTGTCCAACGAGATGCTCGGTGAGTTCTTCTCCGAACTTGGCTCGCTCACGAAGAAGGTCACGATCGACATCCTGCCTTTCGACACCGAGGCGTACGAGAAGGACATCTACACGTGGCGCCGCGGCGCCAATCTTCCCGCGAAGCGCGTGCGCGGCGGAGGTACTGACTTCAATGCTCCGACTAAGTTTGCCAACAATCCCAAGAATCGTGGACGGTGGGATGGTCTCCTCATCATGACCGACGGCGAGTGCAGCGCTCCGGCCCCCAGCCGAATCAAACGCGGATACGTCATCGGCAAGGGACACAAACTTTACTTCGACACGACCGACCTCGTCATCAAGATGGACGACGTCACTTCCATGGAAGGAGCGTGGAGATGATCAATCAGCCTCTCACCCTCAACACACGACCGACTGCAGTGATGATCACCTGCCCTACGGGTGGATCGATTCACACAGACACAGTCAAGTCTCTACTGATGCTTCAGGCCGACCTCCAGCGGAGGGGCTTGAGGCATCATTTCAATTTCTCCAAGAGTTCATTCCTACCTCACGGGCGAGCCCAGGTGTGCGGTGCTTCATTGGATCGAGGTGAGTACCAACAACCTTACGCCACAAAGGAGATCACCCACATCTTCATGGTGGACAGTGATATTGTGTTCACACCTGAAGATTTCTGGAAGTTGTGGAATCACAACGTTCCAGTGGTGGCAGGAGCCTACTGTTATTCCACCGAGGCACTCTCTCGTGAGGAGGACAAGAGGATCGTGGCAGGCACTTGGGATATAGAGTTCTTCAAGAAGCACTACACGTTTCCTGCCTATACCCTCGGGCAGGCACGGGCTCTAGCCAAACCTCTCCTCGAGGTGGACTGGTTGGGCCTCGGATTCGCCCTGGTGAAGACAGAAGTATTCGCGAAAATTGAGTACCCGTGGTTCAATTCAGAATTAATCGTAATTGACGATCTACGTGACACCACCTCGGAGGATGTAGGTTGGTGTCGAAAAGTGAAGACAGCAGGATACAAGATCATGCTCGATCCTGCTGTCAAGGTAGGCCACCAGAAGAACGTGACAATATGAATTCAGTTTGTTGAATAAGAGACGGAAACCATGAACTCTTGGTCTACTTCAACAAATTGAGAGAGAGTAAGTCCATTTGAAAATCCCTGTCCTGCATCATATCTGTCAATGTAGATTCTTGAAGTTCCGGAATCTGCATATGCAATAACAGGGTTGTTCCAGTCAACTGCGGCATCTGGTTGGTTTATGTAGAGAGCGACTGCCGACATCGAGCTTGGTCTTTCTCCTGATGCTGTACCAAGATCTATGTAGAGCCTACCTGTTCCTGTGGAAGTCACAGTCTCTACTTGAAGATATCCGCTGATTGTCACCATTCTTCCGATTCTTGTAAACTTTAACGTCCGAGACGCTACGTACAGTGAACAGCTAAGATTATTATTTTGGCTTTTAAGTGTAACTACTAGGTCCTTTTCATAATAAGCATCCAGCGTTTGCGCATCTGCGTTAGTGGGCGAATCCGAGAGTCTAACACCGTAACCGGCCGTGTCAACCTTAATGTTTCCGCTATTGACATGAAGTTTTTCTGAGGGATCATTCGTTCCTATTCCAACATAGCCCGTGCTGTATTCACATAGAAGAGCTACGTTGCTCGATCCTTGCTCTATGAGAGAAATATTTGATGTAGAGGCTGCCCTGCTGAACTTCCACAGAGGATTTGCCCCACCATTCGTCCAAGAATACCCGCATTCACCTGTCGAAGACGCTTCTACGTTGACGTAGTTGTTTGTTCCTGTGCTTCCTTTTGAACCAACGTCAAGCATGACTGCAGCTCTTGGGTTTGTTGTTCCGATTCCAACTCTTGCACCATGTGTGGAAGATCCAGATACCCAGAGAACCGTGCTGTTATCATACCCAGTAACTTGGAGGACTGGTTTTGCATTTGCGGGTGCTGTAGTGCCACCACGAATGATTGTTGCTGTCTCTCCATCAGTTCCAAAAACGTGAAGCTTAGCCGACGCCGCGCTGGTTCCGACGCCAACATTTCCTGACGTATCAATTCGCAT